CGTAGAACCGGGATCAACGGATTAATATTATGGCAGATGATGCAACAATAAATATAACGGCGACATTATTACCAGACGAGATTTCTAAATCTATTAGTGGTTCTATGACCGTGACGCCAGATGATGTGAACGATAAATGGTATTACAAATTAACAGCTTGTACAACAACAAGCACTGATTTGATTGCCGGAAGTTTTTTAGATTACACACCTGTTGATGATGACACAGCACCAACAGCAATTACAACAAGTGATAAAGTAAAATTTTTATTTATTAAGAACACTAGCACAGCAGACGGTGTGTATGTGTGTTTTGATGGAGGCACAGCAGCGAATGACTTAGTTGACGCTGTCTTTATTGGTCCTTCACAATCATGGTTTGGTAGATTACCTAACACAACGGTGGGTAATATACACGCTATATCGTCAGACATTGGTGACGTAGGCGACGCAACAGCTAACTTAATTGTAGCAGCTTTAATAGACGACGTGGCATAGGAGATATAAATGGCATCAACATACTCAAGTACTCTCAATCTCGAACTCCAAGCCAGTGGGGAAAACTCGGGAACATGGGGTACGATTACAAATAACAATTTAACTAAAATAGAATCCGCTATCAAGGGTTATGTATCTGTAGCGATTGCAAGTACAACAGATGCACTTACTGCCGAAGATGGTACAACAGCAGATGAACAAAGTAATGCAATCATCAAACTAACAGGATCACTAACAAATAACACAACAATGCAATGTGAAGCAGTGGAGAACTGGTACATTGTCGATAATGCAACAACAATGGGTACATACACTCTTGGTTTTAAACCAGCGGGCGGTACAGCAACTAACCTTGTAGCAGGATCAAAACATATCTTATATACAGATGGTTCTACAATGTTTGATGTTTTAAAAGATTGCGGAGATATCTCTGCTAACGGAACATTGACTGTAGCTGGGGACGTATCATTTAATGGTGGTAATTTTTTATTCAACGATTCATCGGCAGACCTTAACTTTACTATTGAGTCTAACGGAGCCACACATATGGTTTTTGTTGATGGTGGTAACGACAGAGTAGGTATTAACAATGCTTCACCTTCTAAAACATTAGATGTAACAGGAACTTTTAAAGTTAGCGGTGCAACTGAATTTAGTGGAGACGTAGACGTTAATGGTGGTGGATTTACATTTAACGAAGCTGGTGCTTCCGTTGATTTTAGAGCAGAAACAAATACAATAGCTAACGCTTTTTTTATAGATGGCTCTGCGGATAGAATTGGTTTTGGTACAAATACTTTAACAAATGGATTTATTACAATGGATCAAGGAAGCTCAACTGGAGCTATTGCTGTTTTAAATTTAGATCAAGGTGATGAAGATCAACCATTTATTAGGTTTGACGGAGCAACTGCTACTGATCAATCAGCAAGTTTATCAACAGACACAACTGTAGGAGATTTAACAGGGCATATTAGAGTAAACATTAAAGGAACAGATTTTTGGATACCATATTATGCCACTAACTAAACTACAAATAGCGCCGGGTATAGATAAACAAAATACTGAATACGGTGCAGAAGGTAAATGGGTTGATTGTGATAACGTTCGCTTTCGATATGGTTTACCAGAAAAAATAGGTGGCTGGGAAAAAGTAACAAGTGATGCTCTCGTCGGCGCAACTCGAGCAATACTTACGTACTCTGATCTCAAAGGTGTCAAGTATGCTATCTATGGTACTAATAAAAAACTTTACGCCTATTCAGAAAATAATTATGCTGACATTACACCTACGCGTGCAACAGGAAGCATAACTCAATTTGCAACAACAAGCGGTTCATCAACCGTTACTGTAACAGACGCGGACCACGGAGCATTGATTGGTGACTTTGTTACTATATCTAGTGTCAGTGGTGCAGTAGGTGGTTTAACACAAGCTAACTTACAAGGTGAGTTCGAAATATTAACTGTACCAACCTCTAATACATATACTATTGAAGCACCCGCTAATGCTTCTTCGTCCGCGACCGCCGAAACAGCAACAGCAACCTATCAAATAAATACAGGAGCAGCGGTAGCACTTTTTGGTTATGGTTGGGGCGCAGGTACATGGAGTACCAACACATGGAATACATCAAGAGAAGGTTTGACAGGAGCAGACGGTGTTTTACTACAATCATCAAAATGGGCACTAGATAACTGGGGTGAAGACGTATTGGCTTTACAGTTTGATGGTGGTTTATTTTATTGGGACACATCAGCAGGACTATCAAGTAATTTAGCTTCAACAACTGAAGTATCTGGAGCACCAACTAAATCAAGATTTATGTTGGTATCGGGTGATGACAGACACGTTATTTGTTTTGGTACAGAGACAACAATAGGGTCAACCTCCACACAAGATAATATGTTTATACGTTGGTCTTCACAAGAATCAACTAGTGACTGGACACCAACTGCAACAAACACAGCAGGTTCACACAGACTAACAGACGGAAACCAAATACAAACAGCAGTACGATCAAGAGGTGCTGTGATGGTATGGACAGATTCTGCTTTGTATTCAATGCAGTTTATTGGTGCACCTTTTACTTTTGGATTTAAACAAATAGGTTCTAACTGTGGCGCTGTAGGTATACACGCGGCAGTTGATGTAAGTGGTACATCATTCTGGATGAGTGACGAGTCATTCTTTATGTTTGATGGTTCGGTGAAAAAGATACCTTGCACTGTACAAGATCATGTCTTTGATAATATTAATGCTAATGCAAAACAAGATGTGTTTTGTGCAGCAAATTCAGATTTTAATGAAGTCATGTGGTTCTATCCATCAAGTGGATCTGATCAAATAGATAGAGTAGTTATGTATAATTACGCAGAAAACTTATGGTACATTGGCACACTAGCAAGAAGCTCATGGGCTGACAGTGGTGTTTATCCTGTGCCTTATGCTGCTGAGTTTGATTCTACAGATACAACAGCTAGTATCTCTACAATCAATGGACTCAAAGCAGGTAGAACTTTTGTTTACTTACATGAGACAGGTGTCAATGATGATGGTGCGGCTATGGCAAATCATATTGAATCGGGTGACATAGATATTGCCGATGGTGATCAGTTTATGTCTATTGCAAGATTTATACCAGACTTTAAAGGTCAAACAGGAACAGTGGATATGACAATGAAGACAAGACCATTTCCAACAGCTACACAAAAAACACATGGTCCTTTTGAATTAACAACAAGCACAAATAAACAAGACACACGAATACGTGGTAGGCAAATATCTGTTCGAATATCAAGTGATGGTATTGACGACAAATGGCGATATGGTACACTTAGATTAGATATGAAACCAGACGGAATGAGAGGCGGGTAAATGGTCTTAAAAATGCAACATGGTGGATTCGCTGGTGACTCTGGGTTAGGTGGTCTTCTTCAACCATCACCACCATCCACTTTTCCTGTTGGAGGAGGGGGTGATTTAGCCTCTGTTGGATCAGAAGATCAATTAAGATTAGAAGATCTTCTTGCAAGACGTGGACCGGGACTTGGTTATAATAATAGACCAATGCCTTTACCGGATTTTAACATACGACCACCAAATTTTATTGGTATACAACCACAACCACCAATGTTGGGTAACCCAATTTTTGGTGGGCTACAACCAATGCCACAACCAGCTATGCCAGACTACTCTAGTCAGTTTGAAAAGTTTGGCGAACAACTAACAGGCTTTGGTGATCAAATGACCGGGTACCAAGATGCTCTTGGTAGTTTTAATGAGCAAGTTGGTGGTATGGGCAAACAGTTTGAAACAATAACAAATAGACTAGATAGTGTTGATAAAGGTTTAGGTAGCCTTGGTAATCAAATTGCTGGTCTTGAACAAGCACAGTCACAACAACAAGAAACACCACAACCACAACAAAGATCATTTAATCCATTTAATCCTTTTGGGTTTGGTGGTTTAGGTTCACTATTTATGAGGAGATAATAATGGCACTAATTACAGTACCGCGTTTACCAGACGCAACAGAAGAATATGATAAACATCAAATGTCACAGATGGTTCAAACACTAGAGCAAATGATATTTGTCTTGAATAATACATATGTACCACAAACTCTTCGTGAAGAAGAGGAACGTGTAAGTTGGTTTTTATCATAAATGGCTAACGTCTATACAAACTATAAAGCTAAACTTTCTACAAATGCGTTGACTACTATATATACAGTACCAGCGGAGACAACGACGATTGTAAAATCTATTCGTGTATCAAATGAAGATACAGAAAATAATTGCAATGTATCATTGTTTCTTGTCGACACTAGCAGTGTAAGTTATAGTTTAGAAATAGATAGACCTATAGAAGCTAAACGATCACAGGAACTTCTTGCAACAGGTAATATGTCGCAAGATACTTCTGATGGAGCGGTGGCAGCATCAGCTCCTCTTGTTGCAAAGGAATCAGAAGTTATAAAAGCTCAAGCACAAAATGGAAATGACTTGAGTATAATCATAAGTGTATTAGAAATATCTAATACATAACACAAGGAGAAAACTATGCCGGGAAAAATGAAAAAAGACGAAATGATGATGCAGTACAAAATGGGTGGCGGTATGATGTACAAAAAAGGTGGCACACCAAAGAAGAAAATGAAAAAGAAAAAACTAGCTGCTATGTACGGCGATCCTAAAAAAATAACTAGAGGCGATATTATTACTGCCGCTAAAATGAAAAAGAAGAAGAAAAAGTAATGGCTAAACTTTGTGCAAGAGGTAAAGCAGCGGCTAAACGAAAGTTTGATGTTTATCCGTCAGCTTACGCAAACATGTACGCTTCTGCTGTTTGCTCTGGTAAAGTAACACCGGGTGGTAAAAAGAAAAAGAAAAAGATGGCTGGTGGTGGAGAAGTT